AGTCAGATTACCAAGAAAATGCATCAGTCCTAAACCATAGAACCCAAATCCTGGAACAAAACGATAGTGTACAAAGTGTACTTTCTTTTGTTTTGTAGGATCATCCTTGGCATAATTACGTCGAATACTAAGAATTTGTTTAGATTGTTCTTCTATTGTAACAATATACGGAAGAGACTCACCATCTTCTGATTGAGGATCATCTATATCAAGATAACAATGTTGTTCTAGAAGAACATATTGAGGATCAGAATCACCAGAAGGAGACAATCCTATAATTGTATCCATCTTTTCTGCGAATGATGTTGGATTAATCATACCTGCTTCAGGTAAATCAATATCTGAATACATCTCTGCTTTTATTTCTCGATAAAGATCAACAGGACTTTTATATATCACATGAGTATAACGGTCTGCATTCCTTAGATTAGATGCATTATAGGAAACATAAAACTGATCAATAGGAATAAACTCAGATACAGGACGTTTAAAAGAAGCATCATAATATATTTTCTTAAACGAAGAACCTATTAAGGGTAGATGAAAAAGCATTCTTTCAAATTCATCAAAGTATTCTGGCATTTGCTCTGTAAGCTGATAGTTCATAAAGTTCTGAACTCTCATGGCTTGGTTTTCTTTTTCCAGAGTATGCTTACCTAGTATCTGTGCCTTGACAGGACCATTAGGAGGAAACAACTCCTGTGATGCTTTTGATTGAAACTTAACTGCTGATTCAATTAAGAGAGGATGTACTGCTGTACAGGCACCTTCAAAAGGTTCAGATGCTTCTTCAATCTTTAATCCCAGTAAATCAAATCCTCTTTCAAACATAGACTCCCATTCATGACGGGAAGATTTATCAGATTCATAATTATCATAAAGAGTTCGCCCTATATCTTGAAGTGAATCTTCTTCTAGATCGTCTCTTAAATTACGATACCATTCCCCTACAGATTCTTCTGCTCCCATCTCAATAGTATTTTCTTCCATGAAATCTACAAGAACTCCACCATCATCATCAAGTTCAAAGGTGGCTTTAGATTCATCTACATTGGGCATAGGAACAACATTATCCTGCATCGGATTTATTTGTTCAAAAGGATTTTGCTCAACTGCCATTTTAATAGGTATCCTTAAATTTTAAATGTATATGGTTCAATAGGTCTTTTTGATATTTACGCCATTTACCTTTACACATTTTTGAAATTGTGCAATTGCATTTATTTTTGAGGCATCTATAATCTCGATACTTAGGACGTACCAGATCATGATTAACCTTATCAGCAAAGTTCCACATTGTCAGACTTATCATTGCATTCACATGAGTCACAATCGCATGAGTCACATTCACATGATTCACACTTATTTTTTTTACATTCAGTCATTTAACATATAAATCCCATTGTCATCTTATCTATATGATATAGATAATAACTTTGCAGTAATGTGTTTAAAAATTCTATCATTTAAGTAACGCTTTCCATAATCTTGTCATAATACCTGGAGGTTCTGTGTGTTCTTCATATTTGTATGGTCCAGCATATAAAGAAGGCATCTTATCTCTAATAAACTTTGCTGTTTGCTTATCTTTTTGTAATTTTGGTTCATAGCGTTTTCGCCAATATTGACCTATCTCATCAGGAGAAAGAGCAACTTCTTGTTTTTCAGCTATATATTCATGTTGTTCGTCTTCTCCTACATTACGTAAAGTAGGTGTATTTCTAAAACCTCTGTGCATTAATTCGTGTATTATGGTATCTATTAAACCTTCTCTATGAGAAGTTGGTTCTGGTGGTTTCCTTTTTATCCGATCTAGTGTTCTTGATTTATTGTATCGTGTTGTAGGATTAACATTTATATATGTTGTATCTGGTTGATATGCCATGCTTAAATCTTTAGGATGTCTCCAATGTACATAACCTTCTGGAGTTCTTATAGCAACATATCCTTTTTTTGGTATTTCGTCACCACGCCGATATCTTATAGGAACTCCTAAAGAGCTTGTTATATACTTTCCAGCGTAGTATGAGGGTCCGCGATCTTCTAATACAATAGGTAATGGCTTTCTTCCTCTTGATTTTAATTCGCCATCTTCAAGTAAACCATATAAACCTAGTTTAGCAAGAGGATTCTTTCGCATATAAGGATGTTCATAAATATCCGAAATAAGCTCTGTATCTCCAAGTTCTTCAATATCATCCATTTTAGACCTGGGTCTAGGTTTAGGTCTTGGAGCAAGCTTTCTTTTTGATTTTCTTTTTGCCATATCCTTTTGTATCCATTAAAAATTTTACCATACTCTATTATACCATTAAACTCTCCAATATGCAACCCTCTTCTCAACTATTTCTTCTTCCCAGTCTGGATCGTCAGGATGTGTTACATGCCAGGATTCCTTGAGATAATGAATTGCCATTACCAGGGCATCTACCTGATCATCATGAGCAGCATGTGGAAATCTGGCAAGCTCTTCTATTAACTCATCTGCCCACTTTTTATTCTTGGGAATCCACACTCTACCTGCTTCCATGATAGGAGAGGCTGCATATGCTCTGGCTACCTTGTCTCTGTCAGGCATGTAATCCTTTACTGGTAAACCACTACGCCTCATATCCTGTATAAGAGATTGACCACTGGCTTTCTTTTCTATGATACATACATCTGGTCTATGTTTATTGTATAGCATCTGTGCTGTTCTTCGCAGTTCAGGATATTCAAACCTTCCTCTGACATTTCCCAAAAGAATCAGGTTAGGAGCAAAGTCTTCTATTCCCATTTCGTTCTGTTCATACAGAGAAAATATACCCCATGTCTGGATAACACTAAAATCAGCAGTAGTTCTGGTAGAGAACGCAGTATCATATGTTTGTATTATAAAATCACACACAGGAGGCTCATCATATTCCCATTCCTGTATCCATTTCTTTTTTATAAGTCCACCTTCTTCTGGAGTAGGGTCTTGCATATACAAAGAGTTCCAGTAACGAGAACCATTTGATGCTTTGATCTCTGCTTCATCTATTGCCAAGACTTCATTTGGTTTCCATTCTGGAAAATACGATCCTCCTACTGGAAGATCAAGAAGATCAGCAGCTTCCTCGTCCAACCATGCTGGTATCTTGACAACATCCCAAGGAAGAATATCGTATTCTGACATTTCTTCCTGTTGTTTTAAGAGCCAGCCACATAAATCATCAAAATGATACCTTGTATTAATAATTAGGATAGCACCATTAGGCATGATACGTGTTCTAAGACCAGCAGGATACCATTCTTTAACATATCTCCTACCTGCTTCTGAATATGAATCTTCTTCCGACATAACATCGTCAAGAATTGCTATGTGAGCGCCACGACCTGCAATTTGTGAACGTACACCAGCAGCATAATAGGTTCCATTCTGGTTTGTTTTCCATTTTCCTGCTGCCCTAACGTCACTTCGTAAGGTAACACCTCTGAATATGTCCTGAAATTGCTCTGTGGTAACAATATCCCTGACTGAGCGTCCAAAATCACTGGCTAATTGATCTGAGTGAGAGACTGTCATTATCTCATGTTCAGGATTCCTACCAATATACCAAGCAGGAAACAATTTAGAACATAAAACAGACTTAGAAGAACGAGGTGGTAAGAAAACCATTAGTCTTTTTATGTGACCATTCTCTAAATCATCTAATTTATTTGATATTACTTCTATATGTTTACCCATTCTCCAGTCAGAAACAAGAGAAGGAGCCATTAATCTAACAAAAGTAAGGAAATCATCCTGTGCTTCTAGGTATGCCCTTGCTTTTAACAAACTAGATAAGTTAATATAGTTATCTATAGTATTATCTGTAGTTGATTCTAGTTCCATTGGTATCCTATAGGGTAAAAATAAAAAAATAAAGAAAGTATTATTAGTGTTAATTGTACTTTGGAGGAACATTTTATATTGTTTCTTTCTCTATAGACTATTATACAGAGTTTGAGTGCTGATGTCAACCCCTGTATTTTAAATAATTTTATTCTAGTCTATTATATTATATATATAGTATGCAGTGCTGTTTTTTTTGCGGCGGTATGCAACATTTATGCCATTGCAAGAACTATGCCAATAACAGATACCTTGCAAAAACCATGCCAGAATCGATTTGGCACGGCGATTGCATGAAATACAGCCTTATGCAATAACTATGCCAAGATTTTATGGCACAATTACAGCTAATGCAAAGAATATGCCAAGTTATATCGTCTCCCCTGTCTCTTATATGCCAAAATATCCCATATATCGGGCTTATATCGTTCTATCCGAATCGTCGAATTATGTTAAAAGACGACTAATTTTATTTTCTATCGTCATTTTCAACATGCTGTTAAGTCTTTGAAACATAAGCTATAAATCCCATTGAAAAAAAACGCTTGCAATGGGTTTCAAGGTATGATCTAAAATAGGGCATCGTTAATTACTGGATACTAAATGAAACCACTCAAATGAACCGCCCCTGATAACGGCGTTAAACCATATATCAACCGTGCTGGGAAATACCGCTTCTTTCGGCAATTGATGCCTTCTCTAAATGCCTTGGCGTATTGAAGTACCATATTGCGAAATAGATTGCGGACCTGAATAAACAGGCTTGCTACCCAGATGGACCCTTGAAAAGGGTATTGCGATAGCATGACGGGCACCTGATCGCCCATATCTTAGAAGTGATAGAAGACAGGGCGCCGATAGCACGGCGCGAATTTATGTTATGAGCTTGAACGCTCAAGGTGAGAGACCTGAAACCAATTCCACGTTATAAGGTAACATCTAGAAGCTTGTGGCATTGCCAAGGCAATAGCCCGATTGTGGATAGATTGCGCTTTATTGCGTGTATTGCATGACTGATAGCAAGGTCGTGCAATGCACAAAGTTCACGCTTGGATTCTGCCTGAATTTTGTGCATTGCATGGGCAATGCGTAACCTATCAAAATATGAGGTAATTAGTTATGAATGCAAAAGAAAGCGCGAAAGCATGTAAAAAGATAATTGCGTCTATTTCTCGGAAAGGCGCGTCTTATACTGCCGATATACAGTCTGGAAGTCTTACTTGTGCTACCCATGCTCAAGTGCATGGCGATCATACTGTGCTGTCGCAGATTGTTTCTGCGGTACAAGAAAAGCTAGGCAAGCGTTCTGCTAAGTTCCTAGTGGATTATATCAAGGCATTTACGCCTTATAATTATGACAAGGAAAAAGAGCAATTCGTTAAACCTCGTAAAACAAACCGTACCTTTAACCTAGAAGGTATGGCGAATGAAGTATGGCATTCTTATAGTGAACAGAAAGAAACTATGTTGAATTGGGACACGCTTTATCAATTCGACAATTATATGTCACGTGAGGAAAAGAAAGAAACAAAAGAGGTTGATAAGGTTAAAGGCGATAAAGAGAAAGCCTTGGCACGTAAAGCTATTCTACAGCGAGCATTGGCAGAATTAGCGGAAGTAGATGCGCCTAAATTAAAAGTAGCAGCTTAACTTATGTTCAAGCCATTGGTATCTATGGTACATACGCCATAGGTGCCGATGGCTTGTGCGATAAGTCATTCGGACCTATCGAGTCAGGGGTAGTGTATCTACCGCCTGGCTTTTTTTATGTCTAAAGATCATAGGAGAGAACCATGCGCGCAAGGTATCGCATGTACGAAACCAATTCGGCAAGATTAGGGCGTCTTGTCATCCATTATGTATTCGGCGTGACAATTCTTATCATAATTTCTAAAGTTTTTCTTGAAGTAGTTTAACATAAAAGGAGAGGGGTAATCCCTCTCTTTTCATGTGCAACTAGAAGGAGAAGAATAATGACTGACTTTGAGATCGCCATTGATGATGCTATTGTAACATGGTATCATAACCATCAATACGAGGGAGACTATTTTGATAATCGTAGGTGGGTTGAACTGTTTGACGAGCAGAAACAAATAGCTGCTCAATTATTTTGGGAGGAGAAGTTATCATGAGTTTACCAGCGGTGGCGCTAAATTATCTTGAGAGCTTGTATGAGCAAGCTCTTGAGGAAGGGTATGATGAAGAGCAAGCAAAGGAGATAGCTGAAGCAAAATTTTATGGAGAAGATTATGTATCTACAAATACTAGTAATGTTCTTCCTGTTGATCGTGTTATGGAGATTAGCAGTAGCAATCAAACAAAACAGATAGGAGATAAGTAATGAAGATTTACAAACAAGAGCAGACTATCCGTGCCTATGACAAGGCTATCCTAACCTGGTCCTTGACAGACGATGGCCCTGCTCATACAAGCAAGGTCAAAGGAAAAACCATTATCCATTGGCAACCAAAGCGATGGTTGCTGACAAACGTGGAGATGCGGCATGGCTAAAATCGAGAA